CCGTCATCTGCTCGATGAGGGCGTAGAGTTTGCTGCCCGTCAAATCTTCCGTGACAAGGGAAGTGTCGAAGTAGTAGAGTTTCTTAATTCCTACTGCGATAATCGTATTTGCCATTTTACTTGTTCTTTAATGTGTTGAGAAATTCAAAAAGTACCATAATGCTCACAAAGTGGCAGCGCATAGGCGCGTCCTCCATACTGCCCGACACCTCGTAGCGCGAATAGCGGTATTTCGTTCCGTCGTATGTGCCAACGCCCGAAGATAGCAACGCTCTGCCCGCTCTTTCGAGTTCTTGCAGACGGATTAGATTGGCATTGTTCTCGATGTCGGGAACGCAGATGTTCACCTTGACAAAGCACTTGTTCCAAATCTTCTCCTCGCTGACCTTTTCGGGTAGAATATGCACACGCTCCTGCGTCAGTTCGCCCTGCGGTATGCTGCCGCGTATATAGACGGGCAAACCCAATTCAGAAACGAGGCTCTGAAAGATTGTCGCGATGTCGCCGCTGACTATCATTCAAACTCCTCCTTTAAGCGTTTCTCGGCGTATAGTGCCGCACCCGACACTACGTCGTACCCTTTCGCTTCCACATATTCGGCATAGGGAGCGTCGTTGAAGAGCGTCAGCGTTTTGTCCTGCACCTCGTAGCCGTTTGAGGCGCGCAAGCGTCCCGTGCGGTCTTGGTACGTCCCGTTGGCTTTCGCGTATTCTACGGCTTCCTCGCCCACGCGCTCCATTGTCTGGCGCACCTCGTCGAGACCTTTGTCTATTTCGCGGTATATGTCGGAAAAATCTACTTTCATATAAAAAGTCAGAACTTATATGAAAAGCACGGTATAGTCGAGATAGTTGGTGCGAAGCACCTGCACCACCTCGCCCTCGCCGCGGAGCGTGCCGTCGGCTGTGTAGGCTCTCACGCGCTCACCTGCTGCGATGTCTTGCACTCCCTCACAAACAACCTTGTACTTCGGGCGGTACACCTGCCCGTTGTCGCTCACGATGTCCTGCGTGGCGTTGTCGTCCATACGGCACGAACAAACGTCCTCCCACGTTCCCTCGCTTTGCGCAACGACGCGGTTGTACTCATCCCTCTGCGTCGTCGGGGGAACAAGCCTCTGCAAGGTGTGCGGTGCGTAGTACATTTGCCAAACCTAATTTTTCAAGTTTCTTGGCGCGCTTGCTATCCACGTCAATCTCCTCACCCGCGTTGTAAAACTTCGTGGGGTCGTTCTTGTCGCGGAAACGCTGCAATACTTTTACTTTCATACAAATTCGATTGTGGGCTTTGTGTCGTCCAGCACATTCTCCAAGCCGTACTTCTTACAAAGGAAAGCATACAGTTTAAGAAGCCCGTCTTTGTCGTAAGAAACGCGGACCGAAAAACCATTTTCCGAAATACTCTTCGAGGAGGGAGCAAGAATGAGAAACGGGATTTGCTCGCATATTGCTATGTTTAGTAGGTCAATATAGGAACTATCCATTTCGTCGCTCTCACTCACCGCTTTGTCTGCGAGCATAGAAAGCAGGCTCGCTTCCGAGATTTCCACCCCGAAAGTCGAAAGCCTGCTTTTTAAGTACTCGCCTACCGTCATTCCGCGTTGAGCGTGGTGAGGTCAATCGTGGTGATGAGGTTCGGGCTGCTAATCTGCGGTATCCACTCGGCGGTGTACTCCATATAGCGGCCTTCCTTGTCGCGGTAGTTGGAAACCAACATCTGGCCTGCCGTGGCTGCGTCGCCTGCGGCAACGTAGGTGCGGCCAGGAACGGGGTCGGTACTCTCGTAAGGCGTGTGGTGGCGCATATAGCCCACCTTGTCCTGCGGGAGCAGCGTGATGTGGTCGTCGGCGTAAACGGCTACGTTCTTGCCCGTCTGGTCTTTCACATAGTCGTCCTTGATTTCGATGGCGGGAAGTCCGAGGCCGGTGAAAACGCTCGAAGCAATCTCCGAGGTGATGAGCGTCGGGTTAAGATAAACCGAGTTGTTGCCCAGCACCATCTTGAACTTGTCGCCAAACTCGCTGCTTCCGATGATGTTCTTCACAAACGTGCCGCGAGACATAATCATCTTGGCATACGTTCCATAGTCGGGTTTCAGCGCGTTAATCTTCGTCATAAGGTAGGTGATGAAATAGTTTTTGTCATCTACCACCACGTCGTCTTTTGTCGGCGTGAGAATGTTGAACGGAAGTTCGATGTCGAGCAGTTCGGCGGCGTTGAGGTCGTCCACGGCTGCGTCCTTGTTCTTCACCTGCGCCTTGGCGGTCATCAGCAACTGACCAACCACCAAATCCATACGCTTGTGGGGAGCGAGCGTCACTTGGCGGAAGTCGTCGTAGAGGAACGCTACAATCTCGTTCAGCGCGGCTTGCTGGTCGGGAGTTTTGGCGTTGTTGAAGAGGTCAATGAGGTCTTGCAGTTCAGAAAGACGGTCGATGCTCATCTGGTATGCGTCGCCCAAATAAGCCACCTCGCCGTAGGCCTTGCCCATATTGCGGCGTTCGCGGATAGGCTTCTCGCCGTAGCGGGAATTGATAGAGCCTGCCATAACGCCCGAAATCTGGCCAATGTAGTCAGTAAACACACGGGTGCTGACCTTGCGGAAGTCGAGGTACTGCTGCCAATAGATAGTATCCTTGCGCGTCTGATTAACGCGGTCGATGATGGCGGACACAATGCCCGCGTTGTTCAAAAGGCTGTCAATAGTCAAAAACATAGCGGTATCCTCCTTTATTCGTTATCGTTGAACTCAAAGCGTTCGCCCAACTTCGCGCGGTCGGCGGAAGAGAATGGGATAATCAGTTTCGTGGGCTCAATCTCGGCGGCGCGGCGAAGCGCAGCAACGAGGTTGTTTCCCGTAGTGACAACGTGCTTGCCATAAAGAGCCGAATTTGCCACAACGCTCTGCTCGGTCTTGCCCTCTTCCACGTTAAAGAGTACCGTGCCTGCTGCGAGGTCGGCGGAAAGGGCTTCTACCGTGAGAACATCATAGGCAGAGTTGCTCGTGTCGATAGAGGACACCGTAATGGTGTTCGTTCCGTCCGAGAGGAGTTCGCCTGCGTAAGCAACCGTTCCTTTCGGCACTTTCACTTCGGTGTCGCCCGAAGCGGCATCGGCGTAAACCTTTGCGTTAAGCACCACCGTGGCCTTTTTGTTCACAAGGTCGCAGTAGAGCGGAGCAAAGGGCGGCACGATGGTTCCAACGGCGAGGTTGGTCGTATCGAGCAAAAATGCACCAATACGACGCTCGCCCGTGCGGACGGCGTAGAACTCTTCCACGCTCTCCGCGGGGGTCAGTTTGTAGGTATATCCTGCTGCCATAATTTAAGTTGTTTTTATGCGTTTTGTTTCTGCACCATCTCTTTCGTTCCCGCCGTGATAGCGTCGATAAGAGCCTGCTCCTGCTTTTCTTCCTCTTGCTCGCCGTGGTCGGGTGCGCCACCGCCTGCGAATTTGTTGTCCGCTTGCAGTTGCGCAAAACCTTTCATATAAGCGTCGAGTTCCTCGTCCGTGCCTTGCGGGGTGGAAAGGTATTGCAGGTAGGTGTCGGGAATGTTGTTTGCTTTGGCGGCTGCTGCCACTCTCGCTCTGAAATCCGCTGCTGCTTTCTCGTCTTTCATCGCTTTGTTGTCGGCTTGAAGCGCAGAAATGCTTTCCTGCAAAGGCTTTTGCGTCTCTTCGAGCAACTGCTGGAACATTGCCTTGACCTCATCGGCGGACAGTCCTTGCGGCTTGTCCTGTTTGGGTGGAGTTTCGGTGGGTTTCTTGGGGTCGTCGGCAGGTGCTTCCTTGGGGTCGGCTTTCTTGTCGTCCTTTGGCTCTGGCTTCTTGTCATCCTTTGGCTCTACGGGTGCGCCGTTTTTCAGTGCAAATTTCTTCTCGTAGTTCCGCACGGCAGACTTGCTGGCCTCGTCCGCTCTAAAATCGCCGTAGGATTGCACCACGTCCGCAAAGTTGATGCCGTCCACGATGGACTGCACTTTACTCTCGTCCGTTTCTCCCTTGCTTTTGTTGTCAGCGATACGCTTCAAAATCGGCTCCTCAACCCCCTCAAACTTGGTTTTGAGTGCCGTCAGCACTTGTTCTGAAATGGTCATAAGAAAATTTGTTTTAAGTTAGGAAATGCGACCCGTCCTCACGTTTCGCGTCTGCAAAGATACGCCCCTCGCGCGTGCGCTTCGCACCTCACAAACGCGCGAGATTGCACATTTCTTTCTTTGTGCGAAATTAGGCGTTTTAAGCGCGTTTTTCGGGCGCGGTGGTTAAGTACACACGCAGGGCAAAGAAAAGCGCGTAGCGAGCCTAAAAACCGCCTTGTTTGGGTATTGCGCGCGCAGGGTACACCCGCGGCGGGCGTTTTAGAGCGTTTTAGGCGGCTTTTGGCAGGTCGGGCGGTTTGGGTATCATCTTGCAAAAGAAAAGCCCACAGCGGGCGTTTTTGTGGCTTTTGCGGGCAATAAAAAACCTCGCCCACGTCTCACGACGCAGGCGGGGCAAAAATCTATATAGAGGCTATCAAACGTTATAAGTTGTAGTAGGCGCGCACGCGGCTTTCGTAGTCGCTGGTATGTTCGACGTATTCGTCGATGTCGGTTTGCAGTTGGTCGATGTATAAGCCCTCAAACGCGGCCACAAACGCCTTGCTTTCGTCGAAATAGGCCACGTCGAAAAGGTCTGTGCCGTAGTTGTAGGTTATAGCGACGTAGCCGCGAAATTTGAAGCCGTTTACTTTGAAGCGCGCGCCGTCTTTGATGACCGTCCAAGCAGACACACCCCACGAGCAGGTTATATTCGGGCGCGCCATAAGGATACGCATAATATAGAGAGACTGTTGAACGTCGTCGAGATTGCACGATTGCGCAGGGTAGGTTTGGGTTTGCATAGTTGGGTATTTTATAGGTTTGACAATTTGGGTAGGGGCGGCGTGCTATCTTGCACGCCAGCCCAGAAAGTAAAGGTTTGAGCAAAGTAAGCCCTCGTATTTGTACCAAGTGCCGAAAAGCCGCACCTCGTCGCCTTGCATAAGCGCGAAGCGTGAGCCGTTGCCGTGGCGCGCCGTGATGTAGTCGGCAGCGTCCGAATGAAAGTCGCCTTGCATACACGGCAGAAGCACGCGGCGAAAGAAAACCTCGCTATCGGTCTCGTCGCGCCAAGAATGAAAATCGACGCAGCCGTTGTGCATAAAGTAGATGTTTGTTTTCTTGTCGTAGAACGGGTGGCAATTTCGCCTTGCAACGCTACCTTGCGTAGCCCAGCGAAAATGAATGAGCGCGGGGTCGCTTGTAGGCACGTCTTTGGCCTTGTCATAGAAGCCGTCGAAAGAGAGGCTTTTGTAGTAGAGATTTGGGGTGCATATACCGCAGCCGTCGTGGTTGAGACGCGCGGCTTTTGCGAGAAGCGATTTTTGGGGCATTTGAACGCCTTGCGGCTTGTAGATGATAACACACATATCTTTTGGGGTTTGAGGCGCGCAGGCGGGCTAAAAACCGCCTTGCGCGCGATGTTTGACTTATTGATTGTTGAGCAATGAACGGCGATTGATGAAATACGCCTTTTCGGTGTTGCTCAAAAACGGCAGACTTTCGATGGTGGTGGCAGGCTCGCTCAAAACCTTGTCGAAAGAGAACTCGATGAGTTTGCGAAGAAAGTTAATCCAATTCGCAATTTTGGTGTAGTCCACCGTGCCACTGTGTTGGCGAAATTCGATGGTGCGATGAGCGTAGTAGGCCTCACAATTTACCTTTGCGTAGCGGGTGGCAAGCAGGTTAATCACGTCGCCCTTGTTGCGGCAGGCAGCGAGCGCAGCGTCGCTCACATAAGAGAGAGAGCGGGCATATTGATTGTCGCGGCGCGAAGCGGGCATAAAACTATCGATGGCACACTCGCAGGCCTTGTAGTTGCGCACGATGTTTATAAAGTGCGTGTCGCTGATTTCGGCAGCACCGAAATGAACGTGCAGGCCAGTCGAGCGGTTCACGCGCGCGTCGATGGCGTTGAGCGCGGCGCAGATTTTCGCGAGTTTGTTGAGGCCGTGAGAGCCTTTGAGAATGGGCGAAACAACCTCGTTGCCGTCGTTGCCACTGATAGAGCAGTCGCTAACTATCTTAAAGTGGTCGCGGTGGTCGGTGTGGTTATAGCCCTCGCTTCGCACGTCTAAACCTTGCAGGGCGGCAGCGTCGATGAGCGAACGGCGCGGGCAGTTGTAGCACTCGATTTCAACGCCAAAAGTAAGGTTATTGACGCGAAAGGCAGCGGTGCTTTGCGTGCGCGGCCTAATCTGAATGAGCAGGGCGTTAATGTCTCGCTGTGTGAGGCCAAACGCGATGAGTTTTTTGCGCTTGTTGGCGTTGGTGTCGTCGCTATTGACGATGGCAGAAATTTGTTCGGTGAAAGTCATAATTTTGGGTCGTTTGATAGGTTGAACGTTTGAG